ACAGCCACCACAATACAGTCAATTAGAATTTGATAATGAAGATGTGACTAAAGGTATGCCCAAATGGAATATTTCCTTTGTCAAAGAGATGGTTGGAGATATTTTTCAAAATATCCAAGATAGTTTTTCAGTGATATTAGCGGATATCATATCATCTTTTACGACTTATAAAAGTCATATTTTTACAGGATGTGTGGTGTTAGCTTGCGTATCAACTGTCAGTTACTTATTATCGTGTGTTGTAAGTAAGGATAAAGTGTCTAAAAATTTTGTTAAAGACGACAAAGGTAATAGTTTTTTGACTGAATCTAAACTCAGTCATTTAAGTAATATATCCGCGATGGCAGTTAAAGAAAATGAATTGCATAATTGTGTTACATTAGTGTCAAAACAATTATATAACATATCATTTTCTAATCCTTTCAATCCGGAGGAAAAAAGATCTAGCGTCGGTTTGTTTACAGGAAGATATGTAGTTACTACATATCATACTTGTCCAACAGATGAGGCTTATTTGAGTGTTTATAAAAATATTGCTATAAATCATCTGCTTATAGATTCGATTTTAGCAAAACGCGTTTATAAAGATGAGTGTAACGACATTGCCGTTTGGTCTTTACCGAATAATTATCCAACTCCTTTTAAGGATTTGTCTAAAATTTTTAAAACTGAAGGAGAACATAGCGGATTGTATTTAGCAACTCCAGAGGGAGTTTTGAATATAAGAAAAATTCCCAAAACTCCAGTGAGCGTTAGTACGCCCTATCATTTAGAGTTTAATAATAAGACAATAACCAACACTATTAATCCAGGAGACTATTTCTATAGTGTACATGGAGATGGTATGTGTGGTAGTCCTGTTTTATCGGGAGAAGGTAAATATTTGGGACTACACGTAGCTGGGTCAGATAGCGCTGAAATGGGTGCTGCTTTGAAGTTGTCAAGTAAGGTATTGAACAACATATATAGTGTTTTATCTCAAATTGATAAAGGTTTAAAGTGGGATGTTGAAATATCTAACAAAGATATTCCTAATTTTAGCGGTATTAAGCTTAACAATAAAGAACATGCAGTTTATACACCCAAGCATTCAAGTTTTATTCCGTCTATGTTACATCAAGTTATGCCGATAACAAGAGAGCCTGCTAATTTAAGCATGTATGGGCCTCATACAATAAAAGATATTAGTAAGAAATCTTTCACACCAGTGAAAGATGTATCTATGGCGGAAATATCATTTGCTACAGATTGCATTGGAATGTTAATTGATGAGTTTGATGATTTATCGATGTATGAAACTATAAAGGGAACTGATATGCTTAGCGGTATAAATAAACACGCTAGCAATGGTTTCGGTTGTCCCAAAACTAGAGAAGAATGTATAGATTATGAAAATGGCAAGTTACAACCTGCATTTGAGGAAGATTATAATTCTTTTTTAGTTAAATTAAAAGATGGTTCTATTAAAATTGAAGATGCTTTGTCTGTTGAAGTTCTTAAAGACGAATTGAGACAAATAAACAAGCCACCTAGAAGTTTTAGAGTATGTAGGTTGCATTTTCAAATACTGATGAAACAGTGTTTTGGAAAGATGGTAAGCAGCATAGTTGAAAATAAATGGTTTAACCAGATTATGGTTGGAATTAATCCTTATAAAGATTGGAGAAGACTATATGATAGTTTATCTGGAAAAAAGTTATGGGCTGGAGATATAAAGAGTTGGGATGGAAGTATGTTACCGCAGGTACAGACAGCAATTGTAAATTTATTGCTGAGCAAGTATAAAGGTGACAAAGATTTGGCAGAAAAATTATTAGGATTTTCTATATATTGTCCTGTGATAGTTAATGATGACATCTACGTAACAACTCATTCTATGCCTTCAGGTATTTTTTTAACAGCGATACTCAATAGTTTAGTGAATCGATTTTATACAGCTATGTGGTATTATAGACAGCATGTGAAATACGGCAAGAAACCAGTGGCTAAGAAATTTCATGAAGATATAGGAGACTATGTTTATGGTGATGACAAAATTAATTATTTGAAGAATGATGGTTTAGAAGAAATGTTTAATGCTATCACTATGAAAGAATTTTTTGTTGATATAGGCATGGGTTTTACAACTTCTATGAAAAAAGATATAACAGAAAAGTTTGAAAATTTGTCGGATATAACATTTCTTAAAAGGAGTTTTGTTTATCATCCGGGTTTAGGAGACATCGTTTGTCCATTAGACAAAGATACTATATATAGTAGCTTATCCTGGGTTGACAAGAGTAAAGATGAAGCGCAAGTTTTGAGAGACAAGATTAATGTGTTTCAAAGAGAAATTTATTTGCATCCGTCATATGAAAGAGATGTTGAGATTTTAGAGAATCATTGTGTGGAACAGCATATACCATTTACAAAATTACCTATTCATTATTTGAAATCGTTATATTATTCAGGAGAATATCATGACGATGTCTTATATGGTATTAAAATTGTATAAATTTTAAATGGGTTTGTTGCAAAAATTCCCGTTAAAAATTTTTTGTAAATTTAATTAATTTTAAAATAATTCTTTTTAATAGATTAGGCTTTTAACGGTTTGTCTACGGACCGGGCACATACTATTGGATCGTATTAGTAGAAACCCCTTTGATAATTAGTGATAAGAAATTATCAATTGTAGAATTTTATCACAAATAATAATAATATAGACAAACAAACAATTAAAGTAGAAGAACAAGGTCATGATTCTCATTATGTTACAAAAGATCCTGAAGGAGCACCAGAAGTTTTTGAAGCTTCTGTAACTCCCACTTCAGTTTCTTCTAATTTACTTCTAGAATATCCTACTATTCTACACAAACCCTTTAGAATTAATGAAAC